CAGGCAAAAAGGCGGTATTGTTTGTTTCTAAACATGATGTTGAAGACCCTTGGGAAGATGTTATTGCGGCTGATACTGAGGTAACTGACATATATTACAATGGTATCTGGCACAAGTATGAGGGCAAAACATTAAAGCAAATGACGGACAGGTTCATGCGGTGGGCTGTCCCGTTTAATTGAAACATGGATACGAAGGAACTACTGGAGACAAACGGCATCAATACGGATGACGATGAAATTGTAGAAATAGACGGATTCCAAGATGCGATTGTCGGGATAACGGACGACAGCATTCTTATATACAGCTATGAGAAGATGGTCGAGGTTATGGTAAACAAAGGAGAGGATGCCATTGATGCGATGGATTACATCGACTACAACATACTGCGGTTCGCAAGTTACATCAGCAGGCATCCAATTATAATGTATGAGGTGAAACATGGAACTTAAGATTGAATACCTGAGCAAAGAAGAATTAAGACCATACGCCAACAACGCAAAGATTCACACAGGCGAACAGGTAGAGCAAATCAAAAAGAGTATCGAAGAATTTGGATTCAATGACCCTATTGCAGTTTGGCATGACAACGAGGTAATCGAGGGGCATGGACGCCTGCTTGCGGTTATGGAAATGGATGACATCAAAGAGGTTCCTATTATTCGACTTGATGAACTGACAGATGAGCAGAGAAGGGCTTATATGTTGGTTCATAATAAGTTGACCATGAATACGGGGTATAATTTTACTATTCTCCAAGAGGAATTGGAAACGATATTTTCTGTCGATATGGTAAAGTATGGCTTTATAAAAGATGCACTTGATGATATTGAGGATATAGATAACATTCTCTCTGATAATGAAATACAGAAGCCAGAAAAACAAGATAAGAAGATGATGGTACTATGCCCATGTTGCGGAAAATTAGTTGAGGTTGCGTGATGAAAATAAAATACGTAAAAGTCAGCGAAATAAAGACATATCCGCAAAATGCAAAGATTCATACGGGCGAACAAATCGAACAGATTAAAAAATCAATAAAAGAGTACGGATTCAATGACCCAATAGCAATTTGGCGAAATGGGGAAATTATAGAAGGCCACGGCAGATATATTGCCGCTGTCGAATTGGGATACGAAGAAGTTCCTGTTATTGAGTTGACAGAATTGACCGATGAAGAAAGAAGAGCATATTCCCTTGTCCATAATCAACTCACTACAAGCACTGGATTCGATACAGATGTTTTAGCGGAAGAATTGGCAGAAATAAATCAATACGACATGGAATACTTTGGGTTTCAACTGCAAAATGATTTTGATACATCAGAGTTTTATGAGAATGATGATCGGAATGATATAATTGAGGTTGTATGCGAGAACTGCGGGCATAAGTTCCATGTTGACAGAAAAGGTAATGTGATTGAATGAAAGTATTTCTTGCTGGAACGGCTCCTTTTCAAGAACTTACCGAACGCAAGTATATTCCGTACTTGTTGGAAAGTTTTTATTATTTCAAGGACTGGCAAGTGAATTATATTGCTATGAAAACAAAGGATTTTTTGCTTGACAGTGGTGCTTTTACGTTTATGTCAAATGCAAAGTCAAATGCGAATTGGGATGAATATATCGAGTCATATGCAAACTTTATAAATCGTAATAATATTGAAAAGTTTTTTGAACTTGATATTGATTCTATTGTTGGATATAAAAAGGTTCTTGAGTACAGGCACAAACTTGAATCATTAACAGGAAAGCGTTGCATTCCTGTTTGGCACAAGAACAGAGGGGTTGACGATTTTAAGAGAATATGCGCTGAATATGACTACGTGGCTATCGGTGGAATTGTGGCAAAAGAAATTCGACCTGAACATTATAAAGTGTTTCCTGCACTGATAAATGAAGCACACAAAAACGGCGCGAAGATTCATGGACTTGGATTCACAAATATAAATCTGCTTCCAATGTATCATTTTGATAGCGTAGACAGTACATCGTGGACCAGCGGCTGTCGATTTGGAACCTTGTATCATTTTAATGATGGGAAAATGACGGTGTTTTCAAAAACAAAAGGGAAAAGAGCGTTGAGAGAAAAAGCCAATGAACATAATTTGGATGAATGGATTAAGTTTCAAAAGTATGCGGAGGCAAAATTGTGAGTAAAGCAATAGTATTATTTAGCGGTGGTCTTGACAGTACAACGTGCCTTGCCATTGCTGTACAGAAATACGGAGCGGAAAATGTCATTGCATTGTCTGTGTATTATGGGCAAAAGCACGACAGAGAACTGCGGTCGGCGAGAAATGTATGCGAATATTACGGCGTACAAAGAAAAGAATTAAACCTTGAAGAAATATTCATGGAATCAAATTGCAGTCTGCTTAAAAAAAGCACGGAAGACGTTCCTGCAGGAGAATACGTAGAGCAACTGCGCAAAAGAAAAGGTGAACCAGTTTCAACATATGTTCCGTTTAGAAACGGGTTGTTTCTTTCCTGTGCGGCATCTATAGCCGTTGCCAACGATTGCGATGCTGTATACTATGGGGCTCATGCTGACGATTCGGCAGGAAACGCATATCCCGATTGCAGTGAAGTGTTTAACGAATCGATTAGAAATGCGATATGGGAAGGTAGTGGCAAAAAAGTTGCGGTTGTCGCTCCATTTATAAACAGGACAAAGGCTGAGGTGGTAAGAAAAGGATTGGAATTAAATGTTCCGTATGAATTGACTTGGAGTTGCTATGAGGGTGGCGAAAAACCGTGCGGAATATGTGGAACGTGTTTGGACAGGCAAAAAGCGTTTGAAGAAAATGGAGTTGAAGACCCGTTATGGAAAAACTAAGCAATACGCAGGGAATAACTCGAATCAACATGAATCCGATTGCCTATACAAAGTGCAAAATAGGACAGGACTGGTATAAAAACGAAATTGAAATCGTGTTCGTTCCCGACAAGTCGTACCCTGATTATATGGAAATAAACGAATATATAATGCGGGAAATAGACGGAAAAGAGCTGAATATTGAAGATGTCGTGAATATGATTTACGAAAAAATCAAAGAAGAGTATGAACCTAAAAGTTTAAGAGTTACCAATTATATAAACAACTGCAAGACGCATTTTGATGTAGTTGTAGAAAAAGAATAAAAAAGAGGTATGCAATAACCCTCTATAAAAAACTAAGGAGAAGCAAAAAATGAATCAAATTATTTTGTTTACAGAAATCATCGTTGTATTTTCTCTTGTTATTGGATGTAAAAAGTTGTTCGGAAAAGCGGGCATGATTGCTTGGGTAGCAATCGCAACAATTATGGCGAACATCGTAACCGCAAAGAACGCAATGGTGTTTGGACTAAGTACGGCAATTGGCACGGTTATGTTTGCATCAACTTTTTTGGCAACAGACATTATTTCCGAGTGCTACGGCAAAAAAGAAGCAAAAAAAGCTGTATATATCGGACTGTTTGCTGATGCCGTTTTGATAATTTCAACACAGATTGCGTTGCGATATATCCCGAGCGAATTTGATTATGCACACGATGCAATGAACACCTTGTTCTCGTTAAACTTACGAATTAGCCTTGCAAGTGCGGCGATGTATTTTATTGCCAACATGGCAGACGTGTATCTGTTTAACAAAATAAAGGAAAAAATGAACGGGAAGAAGTTATGGCTAAGAAACAACGTTTCAACGATACTTTGTAATTGCTTGGAAAACTTTGGGTTTATTGCCTTGGCGTTTGCAGGAATATATGATTTCATGACTATTATTTCAATCGCCGTAAGTACAAGTATCATTGAGCTAATAGTTGCATTATGCGATACTCCGTTCCTGTATCTTGCAAGAAAGGTCAAGGACAAAGAATGAGTTACGAATGGGTCGGCATCATCGGTTCGATAATGATTATAATTGCGTTCACAAGAAAGAACGAAAAAGCAATTAGAATACTGGATGGTGTCGGTGCAGTGCTATTCATCATATACGGATACCTGACAAAGACTTGGGCAACAATGTTCCTCAATACCGTTCTTGTGTTGGTACACGTTCATCGATTTATAGAAATGAGGTATACAGATGGCAAATGAGCAAAACCTTGTAAGAGGCGAAGACGCTCATAAACTAACCGCCGAGGAAGCGTCGAAAGGCGGAAGAGCATCAGGAGAATCAAGGCGAAAAAAAAGAGATTTACGGCAGGCGTTAGAAGCATTGCTCGAAAGAGATTACACGGACAAAAACGGGAAAACGTTATCAGGAACGGAAGCAATTACGGCGAAGTTGTTTGAGCAGGCAATGAAGGGCAACATCAAAGCTTTTGAAACAATCCGAAGCACGGTTGGGCAAGACCCTGTTCAGAAGGTTATGATGGCTGAGGTTGATGCCGATGTAATTGACGAGGTCGAAAAGATGGTGTTGGAAGATGAATAGAGTGTCTGAGTTTCTACAGGAACGTATTACAAGCCCGAAAGAAATCAAAAGGATTGCAGAAGCACTTGGAGTAACGGTGCAGGCGGTAAGTTCTTATAAAAACGGAACGGCGCATCCTAAAACGGAGAACCTTATAAAAATAGCGGAATATTATGGCGTTTCGTTAGATTACATTGTGGGGCTGTCATCTGTTAAATCATTGGATGCAAGCGTGCAGGTGATAGGAAATGCCACTGGTTTAACAGAGAAAGCAATAAATGTTCTTAGGGGGCTGAATGAAAGAGATACAAGGGTTATTTCTAAGATGATAGAAGCGTTTGAGGAAAAACATGAATAGAGAACAGGCGGTTTCGTTACTGAAAAAGAACCCTGTTAGATTTGCAAGAGGGCTTGGCTTTGATAAGCTGAGCCTTCTTCATAATAATTGGATTAAAGAGATGGTAACGGGCAAGGGAGATAAGACACTGCAGGCAAGCCGAGGAACGTACAAGACAACGTGCGTTTCTGTTGCTCTTGCATTGATTATTATTTTGTTGCCAAACAAAAGGACGGCATTCATCCGCAAGACTGACGGCGATACAAGGGAGATTATAAAGCAGGTACAGAAGATACTTAGCGACCCAAGGACGCAGTATTTGGTTCAGTGTATTTACGGGGTCAATTTGGTTCTTACAACGCAGAACACAAGCGAGATTAACACCAATCTAAACCGAGACATACGAGGGCAGAGTCAATTGATTGGCCTTGGTATCGGCGGTTCTGTTACTGGCAAACACTTTGACTTCATATTCACAGACGATATTGTAAACGTTTCTGACAGAGTATCAAGGGCAGAACGGGAGCGGACGAAACTGTTTTATCAAGAGTTGCAGAACATTAAAAACCGAGGTGGCAAGATATTCAACTCTGGAACGCCGTGGCATAAGGACGATTGCTTTTCAATAATGCCAGAAGCGGAAAAGTACGATTGTTACCATGAGGAAATCCGCAAAATAATTACAGCGGAGCAGTTGGAAGAGATAAAGAGCAAGATGTTACCGTCCTTGTTTGCCGCCAACTACGAGTTGAGGCACATTGCTTCTGAGGATGTAATATTTGAGAACCCGAACACGGGAGCAGACCCGACAAACGTTCAGCAGGGTATTGGACACGTTGATGCGGCATACGGAGGAGAAGACTATACTGCATTCACGTTGTGCAACAAAAAGGACGGCAAGTATTATGTATATGGTCGTATATGGAGAAAGCACGTTGAGGATGTTGAGGATGAAATAATCAGCTTGCGCAAAGCTTTTCTGTGTGGTAAGATGCACGTAGAAACCAATGCAGACAAAGGTTACTTGGCAAAGGACTTGCGGAGCAGGGGAGAACGTGTTGTTGCTTATAACGAGAACATGAACAAGTTCATAAAGATAACAACGTACCTCAAAGCGGTTTGGCAGGATGTCATATTTGTGACTGGGACGGACAAGGAATATGTTGACCAAGTATGTGATTACAACGAAAATGCCGAACACGATGATGCACCCGATTCTTTGGCAAGTACAGTTCGTCTGCTGTACAACAAGAAAAGCGAAGAGTATAAACCTCTTTGGAACTGAGGAAGGGAAAAGGCTATGAGTTACATTCCTAATTGCAGAGAAGACGAGTATTACCATGAGAGCAACCTTAACGATGAGAACAAGAAGTTCATTGAGGGCTATGACTGGGCAGTGGAACGGATTATGAACATGTTCGACAACCTTGATTTGTATCCAGAATTGAACATGCTTTTGGATGACCACACTGCAATCGTTAAAGATGGCAAAGCCGATATTGCCAAAGGATGCGTTGAGGACTGGGCAGAGATGGGCAGGAATGAACTTATCACCAGTATGATTGAGGGACAGTAATGAAGACATACGAAGACCTTATTGAAGTCGGAACGGTTGAAAACGACCGCATGAAGTTTGTGCGTGGCGCAATATCCGAGTACAAGTTCGGGCAGATGTATAAAGAGGCTGATGATGCGTATCAGTATTTCTGCAAGAGGAATGTTACCATCGCCAAGTATCAGAAG